GAGATTTCGCAGCTTCAGCAACCGCTTCGGAACCATACAAAAGTCCGGTCATAGATAAACTTGCTTTTGTTACCTCAACCCCAACTCGTGCAGCTTCACCTGCGGTAGTTCCCATATTAAGATACATTTCTTTAGCAAGACCAACCGTAGATTCAAATGCGGTTGATACCATATCAGCTGCTTTTTTGGCTACCATCATACCAAGACCAAACTTGATTCCGTTTTTAAACATTTCGGATGATAGACCAACTGACTCTAATAGACTATCTCGTGTACCATCTATTAAATCTTTTATTTCTTCAGTTTTGTCTTTTCGCTTCTTTTCAATTTTTAGGTATTCTTCCATTGTTTCAAGTTGTTCTAACAACTTTTTACCTAATTCTTTCTGATTACCATTATATTTTTTAAGGATTTCATCCTTTTTGTTTTGAATGGTTAAAAGCTTGTCTTCAAGGTCAGTAGTTTGCAATAAAGAGTCGGAAAGTTCTTCTTGAGCTTTGGTTAATTTACCAGAAGTCGTAAGTCGGTCATTCAGCATAGTCTGAAGATTACGCTGAAGTTGTTCTTCTTGCCGTAATGCGTTTATTCTATCTTGAGTATCTTTATTGGCCATTTATACCCTTAAACTCAATATTCGTAATTTTTATTCCAATCAACCGGCTTGATGTTGTATTGTTTTATGATTTTTTGATATTCAGGGTCATTGGTCAACTTATCAAGTTGTTTTGTCTTGATAGCGATTTGAATCTTTTTCAAAAAATCACCGATTACACCCTCGGTCATACCTCTTTTGTGAAGCGATTCAATAATGGTTTCTAATTTTTGTGATTTCATAGTTTTCCCTCTAATCATATAGTATAAATATAGAAATACCCAACAAATGTGTTGGGTATTACCTTTTTCGTGTTTGAGACTTTATTTTAGCAGCTTCTTTATCGTGAGATTGCTTTTCGTGTTGTTTAAACTCAATTATTTTACTAATATAAAACAATCTAGCCCAAACCGGCATATTGTAAACATCATTAAAATTAAATCCACCATTTCCGTGATATATCAACTCAAAGATGTGAGTGTGAAGATGTTTTCTATATTCAGGAGTTAGGCCAAAAAAAGGTGACATCCATTGGTAGAATCATCTCCCTCCTTTCCCCCGTTTCCTCTGAAATAAATTCCCAATTAAGGTCAATATCAGGCACAACTTCGTTAATATGGTTTCTTAATGCTTTTGAGTCAACTGCAAATAATTCATTATCTACAAATTGACTAATCACTTTACTATCAGCGTCACCATCAACTGAAAGAATCATCGTTTTTAAACGAGTTGTAAGTTCTCGTGATGTTTCATCTTTTAATTTACGATTTGCTTTATTTAACTCTTCAACTTGATGCTTTACTTTACGCTCCTTTGATTCGGTCATAGCCATAAAGGTTACGACTCTTTGAGAACGAGGTAAGGTAAATTCAAACTCATTGGTATGAGGTGCTACTTGAGCAGAACCATCATATGGTTTGTTATCAAATTGAGTAAGGTCAATTGTTTCTTTTTGCTTTTTACCTGTAAATGGGTCGGTTACTTCTACTTCGTAATCTTTACCATATCCCAGCACACGAGCAGCAATCATAATAGCGTTTTTATCACCTGTCACCAAATCAACATACTTGATTGGTTGACCATTACCATTAGACACGATAAGTGACTGAAATAGTCGGTCAAGAACTGAACCATCCTTGATATATGACTGCGTTGTAAGAATATCCTCTTGTTTTGCAGTCATATACTTCATTTCAATTTTACCACTTGAAAGCGGGTTATCTGAAGGGTATATTAAACCACGAGATGGTAATTCAATAACTTCGGTTGGAAACTGATAATTTTTCAGTTCCGTAATTTCGTGTTCTTTTCGTAATTGGTCAATTACACCTTCGTGGGTGTAATCATCATTTAAATTTTGAGTCATAACTTATTTTATTTTATTATACTAATGTCCAAGTTCCATTATCAAAAGCGTATTTTGAACCATGCCATCCTTCGGGTACTTCAACTTCCGCCTGAACACATTCGTATCCATTTGCCCAAGTGTATGGGTATTCAGAATCAATTGTGAAAATATCGCCATCGTAAGTAGTTTCTGTTTCAGTAATTACTACATTGCCTTCTGATACAACAGCGTATACGATTTTAGTGTCTCTATTTCTAATGATATTAATCATTTTAATCTCCGTTTATGTTAAACTACATATAAATATAGAATTAAAACTTTTTAAAACAAAAAAACCCCACCGAAGTGGGGTTTATTATTTTTCAATCTAAAATTAGTATTGTAAGATAGCGTAATCGTAAGTCAATGTTAAATCTACAGTAGCCAAATCTTCACCTGTGTAATCCATATCAGAAAACTTTGCATTTTGAATGTATGCGCCTTTCAATGTCCATTCTTCAACTTTATCACCAACTGGTCCTAACGAGTTAAATGTAATATCTTTTTTGTAGAAATCCGAATAACCATTACGGCCGGTAACTGATTCGTGGTGTAAGCGAACCCACTCCATCACAGCTTGAGCGGCAGATGGAACCACCGCATCATACAAACTGATGCTTAAATCTTGCCATTCTGAACGACCCTTTACATATCTACGAGTATTAATGTGGTCAATAACCACTTTACCATTAGCTATTTCGGGTCGGTTAGCCGCTTTGATGAGATATGCTGGAATTCCTTCAATATACATAATGAACCTGTTTGACATTTTTGGTTCAAAATTTGTAAACATTATCTCCTGCGGTGTGAGTAAATTTGCCATTTAAATTCTCCTAATCTTTCTTATAAGTATATCATTCTTCAAATTATGCACCAGGGAATGTAGCGCCCGTAGGAAGAATGTTGAAATCCAACACAATAAATTCAGCAGTTTTGGTAGGTTGTAAGAAAATCTCACCCACTAAAACATTTCTATCAATTACGTCTGGTGTGTTATTAGTTTCATCCATCACTACACGGAATGTGTATAAACCATTTCTTTGTTGGATTGATTCCAAGTATGGGTTTGCGATTGACAAGAATCGGTTTCTTGTAGCAGCCGTGTTTTGTTCAAATACCAAGTATCTTGTAGAAGATGCGATGTATTTCTTCACAGCAATTAACAATCTTCTTACATTGATTCTATCCAATGCAGATGGTCTAGCTTGTAAGGTCTTTTGACCAAATACCGTAGCACCTTGGCCAGGGAATGTAGCGATTGGGTTTACACGACCTTCGTAAAGTGTATCTCTTTCAGCGTGAGTCAAACGAGACTTAACTTCAATAACATCAGTTAAACCACCACGATTTAAACCTGCGGGAGCAAACCATTCTGCTGCAACTTGGTCATTGAAAGCAATCACGCCAGGTAAAACAACACTTGGTGGAACCCATACTGGCTTGTTTTTATCAGTATCAAGGATTTTAACCCAAGGATGGTAAGTAGCAACATAATTAGAGTCAAACGAAGTTAATGCGTTTACAACCGTAGTGTTTGAATCACTATATGCACCTGCATCCATTACAAAGAAACAATCTTGTCTATCTTCACACATATCTTTAGCGAATGTGGTAACTGAAGAGTGTAATCTATGTAAAATACCCGGAAGAACAACCATATTGATGTCAAACTCATCAGGATTTGAGATTGCGTTGATAGCTTTTCTTAATGCAATTGTGCCCGTAGCTGTAGCAGAAGAACAATCTAAACCTTGAGTATTTCCAGCGACAATACCATCAGTTTTAACACCCGTAATGTTATATCCAACATTAATTACTCGGTTTGGTTCCCAACCATCAAATCCACCTTGGAATGGAACCATAAATTTCTTAGCATCTACATCAGATGTTAATGTAATTGTAGAACCATTTGAGTGACAAGTAGCCAAGTCAAAGTCAGTACCAACAACTTCGGTGTTAGCGTCTGGAGTTGGTGTTAAAAAGTTTAAGTTATCAGTTAAACTGAAATCGTAGTCATATCCAAGGAATACTTTTGTATTTACTACACCGCCCAATGATTGAGAAACCACATAAGTTGGGTCTGGTAAATTATATGAACTATGAAGTGGTGATGTTAATGCTGCGAATCCAAAAGGAACCAATGATGAGTCAATAGCACCATTCGTTACATCAGCTTCCATTTCAACACGGATGTGAGCTGAATTATTAGGGTAGTCACCATTTGTCTCTAACTTACCACTATCTAAAACAGTAATATATCTATCACCAATTACTCTTGCAATGTAGCTCTCTTTC